GCTATTTTTCTTAGTGTGTACTGCTTTCTACTGTCTACAGTAGTTGTGTTTTCTAGATTAGTTACGCGACTGCCAATATGTTCAACCTTTTCATCCACTTCCATCAGTGCAGCATTTTGAAGTTTTAACATTTGCATCGGTGACATAGATCTAACTTTGAAATACGTTTCCTCTAATACATCAAACTGCTTCCACGCTTGATCAGTATCAAGGATTTTGCTGTGGCGGTTTGCCCCACGTTCGGTCCATAAGTATAATTGAGGTGTATGTTTGTCAACTAGGTTAATATCATTTACCAAGTTCTTGAACTCTTTTAATTCATTACCTTTTAATAAATAAAAATCCCTACCTTCAACAAATCTATCCTTATTATTTTTAAAATTAATTTTAATGTTTACTGTTGAAGTTTCATAAACTTCTGCTAACTGCTGAGTTGTTAAAACTCTAATTCCTTCATGTTCAATAATTTGTAATTGATTCATAAAAAATCTCCTTAAATCATTTTTTGTGATGCTATTTTTTATATTCTTTCTTTCGTTCGCTTAAAGCGTGCTTATCAGCCAAAAAAATAAAGTCTGTATTTGTACGATATATTTTTGCTAATGAATATAGATTAGCTTTATCAGGAATGGTAGCGCCAGATTCCCAATTATGCACAGTTCTAACTGTTTTACCTAATTTTTTTGCAACTTCTTCTATAGTCAAACCGCTGTTTACTCGCCATGCTTTTAAAGTCAATCGCTGCAATTTATATCACCTCCACACTTAAAATTATACACGCTTTCAGCGTAGTGTCAACTAAAAGCGGAAAAAAATTCTTGTTTTTATTGTTTAGACACGCTAAAAATGATACCATATACCTAGAAAGGAGCTGAAAAACATGGATAAAGATGAACAAAAAAAGATATTTTCTTCTAACTTAAAAAAACAATTATCTTTGCATAATAAAACGCAATCTGATATTGTAAACGATTTACATATAACTTCTAGTACTGTTTCAGATTGGGTAAATGGTAAAAAATACCCCAGAATGGATAAAGTACAATTATTAGCAGATTATCTTGGAATTTGGAAATCGAATCTAACTGAAAAAATAGAAAATCAAAATATGAGTGGTCGCGGTGTTAGTATTCCAGTCGTTGGAAAAGTAATTGCTGGTATACCTATCGATGCAATTGAAGAAATAATAGATTATGAAGAAATTGATATAAAATTGGCTAGTACTGGCGAATTTTATGGATTGCAGATTAAAGGTGATTCTATGAGTCCAAGATTTTTAGAAGGCGACGTAGTAATTGTAAAAAAGCAGAATAATATTGAAAACGGCGAAATAGCAATTGTTTTAGTAAACGGCAATGAAGCAACTGTAAAAAAAATAAAGAAAATGGACAATGGTATTATGCTTATACCATTAAATAACTCATATGAACCTATCTTTTATAACGTAGATGAAATAAACACCCTACCTGTTCAAATAATCGGAAAAGTGGTTGAATTAAGAGGGAAAATATAATAAATAAATTTTATGCATAAAATTAGCAGGAGGTATTAAGATACTTATGAGAAAAGTTCTTTATATTGATGTTGAATGGGCAAACTCTCAGAATAAAAGTATATGCCAAATAGGATTGATATCCGAAGATTTAGATACTGGAGAAACGATATTACCTGAATTAAATTTATACGTTAACCCTGAAGATAACTATGATGATAATTGTATCGCTGTGCATCATATTACAAATGAAAAAACTAAAAATTGTAAAACATTTAAAGATTTGTGGCCAAGTATTGAAGAATATTTCACTAAATCAATCATTGTTGGACACAATGTCTGTAGTTCAGATTTAAATGCAGTGGTAAGAAATTTAAAGCGATATAGTATAGATATTCCAGAAATTTATTATATTGATACTTATGAATTATCAAGAAAATTTGTGAGTTCCATTGATGTCAAAGATTATAAATTAACCACATTGTGCAAATATTTTGATATAATTCTTGATAACAATCACGATGCCTTTGCTGATGCTAGAGCATGCTCTAAATTATTAAAGGCTCTAATATCAAATTACAATTTTGTTTTAAATGATTATATTGAACATTATGATTTAAACGATATTAAAGATTTTATTCCTTATGTCTCTAGTATTGAATTTAAGCGTGAATTAAATACATTGTATGGAATTTTATCTGGGATACAGATAGATAACATAATTAACAAAAAAGAAGTAGAGTATATAAAAAATTGGAAAGAAAAACACCTTAATTTTATCCATTACAAATCTGTAAGTCATATAATTAAAGTGATTGATCTAATACTTGAGGATAATGTTATTACAGCTGATGAAGTTTTACTATTAAATAGTGTTATTACAGACTATTTGCAGTATGTCAAATCAAGCAAAGAAACGCTAGCAACTCAATTTTTACAAGGCCTTATTCGTGGAATAGAAGCTGATAAAGCCATAAATGATACTGAGATTTATAAATTACGAAATTGGTTATACAAAAATAATTATTTGCAAGGACATTATCCTTACGATTTATTATTCACTGAAATTAACTCCATTCTAGAAGATGGTATTATTACACTAGAAGAAAAAAGTAATTTATCCAAAACATTCAAAACTATACTGGAGCCAATAGAAAATTTAAATAATGAAATAGTCCTGTTTGAAAATAATACATTTTGCTTGAGTGGAAATTTTTCTTATGGTTCAAAAAATAAAGTAATGCAGTACATTATATCTAAAGGTGGAATAGTTGATAAAAATATTAAAAAGTCAACAAATTTTTTAGTAGTTGGTGAGGGTGGTTCTAGTCATTATTCAAACGGTAATTATGGAACAAAAATTAAACGTGCAAAAGAATTAAACATAATTATTATTAAAGAAAATCAGTTATTTGCTCAATAACAAAATAACATTTATTTTATAAATTGTTATTTTACATCAATTATAAACAAAGGAGATACATAGTGGAAATAAATAGTGATTTATATAATCAAATTAACGAAATATTAAAAATGATAATAAAAGAAAGTGCCTGCAAAGAAAACGAGTTTATATATCAAGAATTAAAACAACAAGATACTATCATTGGACTTACCTATAAACCATTTAAAAATCTTTGGATTAAAATATATCACAATATGAAAAATCGATATAGAATTATTGTAACAAGTTCTACTTTTGTCAATACAAACAATTATAGTGATATTTTAAAATTAGTAAATACAAAAAATGTAAAGTTACTAGATAACGGAACTATTCAAATCGATATTGAAAAAGATAAAAATATATTAATAAATACATTAACAATATTAAAACCAGTACTTATTAGATCTTACTTATATCTTTGTGAAAATGAACCCGTTCACACTTTTGGATGTTGTGATTTATCCATCAAATGTTCAGATGCGAAAAAATGCGTGCATAGTGATAAAAAATACGCAAAAGGATGTTATTATAAAAAAAATTTAGAAGCTGGAAAAATTTTTTACGGAAAAAACAGGAATATAGATTAAGTAAAAGATCACTGCTGGCAACAGTGATCTAATGAATGATACTGGTAATATCATTCGAGCATAATAAAAAATATAGGGAGGTATAGCATTTGAAAAATAATTTTAAGTTTTTATTATACTCATCTGCGAACGAGGATATATCAGTTAACGCTCTAATAAAAGATGAAACAATTTGGCTTAATCAAAAATCAATGGCAGAACTATTTGATTGTAGTACTGATAATATTTCATTGCATTTAAAAAATATATTTGCTGATGGTGAACTTGATAAAAATTCAGTTACCGAGAAAATCTCGGCAACTGCTGTAGATGGAAAAAAATATCGTACTCAATTTTATAATCTTGATGCTATAATTTCAGTAGGATATCGCGTTAATTCTAGACAAGCAACAAATTTTCGTATATGGGCAACTAATGTATTAAAAGAATATATGATCAAGGGATTTGCACTAGATGATGATCGATTAAAACAAGGAAAAGCAGCATTTGGAAAAGATTATTTTAAAGAGTTGCTTGAACGCGTCCGTTCCATTCGTGCAAGTGAAAGACGTATTTGGCAACAAATAACGGACATCTTTGCTGAATGCAGTATCGACTATGATAAAAATTCACCAATAACATATAATTTTTATGCAACAGTACAAAATAAATTTCATTACGCCATAACAGGTCAAACTGCTGCAGAAATAATTTACAGCAAAGCAGATAGGACCAAGGAAAATATGGGACTTACTACATGGAAAAATTCTCCTGATGGGCGTATTCTTAAATCAGATGTTAAAGTTGCAAAAAATTATCTGTCAGAAAAACAGATAAGACAACTTGAAAGAACTGTAAGCGGCTATTTTGATTATATTGAAGACTTGATAGAAAGAGAAAATACATTTACTATGGAAGAATTTTCTGACAGTATTAATGCATTTTTAGAATTTAGACGGTATGATATATTAAAAAACAATGGTGCAATATCAAGAAAAAAAGCTATTCAAAAAGCAGAAACCGAATATACCGAATTTAATAAAACACAAAAAATAGAATCTGATTTTGATAAACAAATAAAAAAGTTTATTAACAATCAATAAAAAAAGACCACTGCTGGTAACAGTGATCTAATGAATGATACTGGTAATATCATTCGAGCATAATAAAAAATTAACTTGGTCGGTTAACACTTTTTATTATGCTCCCATTATAACATATGAAGGGAGTTTTTTACAATGCCGGTATATAAAGACAAAGAAAGAAATACATGGTATGTTTCTATAAATTATACTGATTCATTAGGACAACACCATAAGCATAAAAAAAGAGGATTTAAAACTAGAGAATTGGCTTTAGACTATGAAGCTGCTTATCGAATATCTGATAAAATAATAAAACAGCAGATAACATTTAAACAACTCATAAATGATTTTATCACTTATAAATCAACCCGAGTAAAAGCAAGATCACTTAAAGATTTTAAATATCTTATAAATAAACAGTTAATACCTTACTTTGGTGAAATGATAGTTCAAAAAATAAATATACCAGTCATTGAAGATTTTCAAAATGAGTTATTAAAGAAAAATTATTCAAACAGCTACACTAAAATAATTCAATCGATGCTGAACCGATTATTAAACCATGCAGTACGCAGAATGATAATTGATAAAAATCCGTTTGATTATGTTGAATTTGTTCGTCATGAAAACAAAAAGAACAGTAGTAAAATAAGATACTGGACCTATGAGGAGTATAAAGCATTTAAAACAGTTGTTAATGACCCTGATGACAGATTATTTTTTGATATGCTTTATCATACTGGTATGAGAATAGGAGAGGTGCAGACAAGAAAATGGAGCGATATAAACTGGATCAATAGAGATATTTATGTACATGACAATTGGGACGAAAAGAATCACATATTGTCAGAAGACACAAAAAACGGTAAGCACAGGCACGTTTTGTTAAACAAGGTATTAATTAAGGGGTTAAAGGAAAAATATGCCAGAGATAAAAATATTGACGGTTTTAATGACGACTGCTTTATCTTTGGAGTTTATGATGTGATTTACCAACAGTATTTTACGCGCCTAAAAGATTCATATATATCATTATATAATGAACTTCATAGTAACAAACCACTTAATCGGATTACACTTCATGAATTTAGGCACAGCCACGTTAGTATCTTGATAAATAGTGGGGTGAAGAGTCTAACGATTGCGGAAAGACTTGGACACAGTAAAGAAATGGTGGAGCGTGTTTATGGCCATCTTTTTCCCAGTGAACGTCAGGAAATTTTGAATGTCATAGATGATTTGGAATAAAATTTTATTGCCAATTTTAAATAAATTGGTGCCACAGTGGTGCCACGAGCTTATAAAAAAAACAAAAAACCCCTTTGGGACAAGGGGTTTCTAATATCTGTATTCTATACGGGAAGACCATTTTAATGTTTTATTTATCATAAATACTTTATTTTACTTAGCCTAATTTTCATTTATTTTCCCCTATTTATTAAAATAATTATCTTTTTATTCCATAATCGTTCCACGGTTTTTAATTTTTAACAAAAAACCCTTTACATACGTATATACGTATGTTATAATAATATTGTAAAGAAAGGAGGTAATTAAGTTGTGGATAAGAACAATTTAAAAGACTTACTCGATATTGTATATAAGCTAATTCAACTTGCAATCGCTTTAGCAACATATAATATCTACCGTAAGTCTCACAAGGGGAAGTAATTCCCCTTACCTATAATATATTATACCATAACTTAAAACAATATCTATGAAAAGTGAAAAAATTTTAAATCTCTTGATTGGTCTTATTCTAATAGATTCTATACCTGATTTGCTTGAATTCAACAACTCACTTTTAGGAATCGTAAAATTAATCATTAATATATTGACTGTTTTAATTTGTCTTTATATTTTAAAAGAGGTAAACAAGAATGAATGAACGGCCACAGGAAAAATACGACAAAAAAAATATGGCTTTTGTAAATGCCAAATACAAGAAAGAATTTGTACATGAATTTAAAGAAGCGTGTAAGACACTGGGAATTACACAAAGTGAAGTATTTCGTGAAGCAATGATCGAAACAATTGAAAAAGCAAAAAAACCTAACTCAAAAAAATGAGTTAGGTTATATTTTTAAATATTTATTATTGATATATATTTTTTTACCATATCCAGAAGTTATTATACTATGAACTAGTCCCTTATATATAAGGATATATTCTATTCGGGTATTTAATTTACTACCGCGAACATCTTCAGCACCGTGTTTTAGATAAACTTTATTAATAAGCATAAACACCCATATGATTTTGAAGTTCTTCGGACAATTCGTAATATTTTTTATACTGTCCTTTATAATAATCTCTATCTCCTTGAGTATCTTGTAATTCTTGTTTTGTTAATTCTAAACTGCTTTTTAGATTATTAACTTGCTGCTCCTGATAAATGGCAATACATCCAAAAAATAAAGCTATGGCACTTATAGTAAAAACTATCATTTTATCTAATTCTTTTTTAAACATATTACTATACCTTTTTTAAATAATCTGCGCTTACCCATCCGCTAGGAATACGTGCAAACCCGTTTTTCCATTCTTTTACAGTAACACGAGTACCCTTGTTTAGACATCCGTCTTTATCATAATCATGTTTTTTTGCATCAACTGTTAATTCATTATATGTTTTTCTTCTATAATTTTCTCCAGGACCGGTACGAACACTTAAATCATTGGCAGTTACTTCATAAGTACCTAAAGTGTTTGATGTGTTATTAGAACTTACTTTTTCAGTATATTCTAATTTAACCCAACAAGTACCAGTATATCCCCAACCATTTTGTTCTTTTGAAATGTTTAAGATTGTTCCTTTGACATAAGCAGTAACCTTGCTTCCTGAAGTGCTTGGAGTAGAACGACCGTTCAATCCTGAGTTTGCAGTAACTTTTACTTTATAATTAACCGAAAATCCGCTAGAAACTCTTTCAGTATATTCAGCAGAAATCCATCCTTGACTGATATGTAGCCATCCATTAGATTCTCTATCAACAGTAACTACTGTTCCTTTAGCTAATGCAGTTACTTTAGAAGCACTAGCAGAAGCAGCAGAACGAACATTTAATCCACTATTTGCAGTAATTCTTACTTGATAATTTACTGATGTGCCATTATCTGGTGTTGGTTGTGGCAATGGTTGAGCATTTCCATCAAGGTTTGCTTGCACCATATTTAAAAATCTTTGCCACCCCATATCTAGTGTTCTATGTGGACAATATTTATCAGCAAAATCTTGATGCTTTTTAACTTTATCAATTCCCCATCCATGAGCCTTTAAGCCATCTGCGATAAATTTTGCTGCATTTTGTTCAGCTTTGATAAATTTATCTCCGCCCGATTTTGAATAGCAAATTTCAACATGAATACCATATAAATTCCCTTGTCCTTTTCCACCGTCACCGCTTGCAAATGCACTACGATCTTCAGGCAATCCTTGAATAGCTTCTACATCATCAATAGCCCAATGAAATGATACTTTGTTATTATTCCCAATCATATATGAAACTTCATTTTTTGCTGGAGCATCATTATATGTGTTATGAACCACGTAAAACTGCGGTGTTCTTTCGTAAGGACATTTAATACTGTATTTACCTGCATTTACTAAATTTTGTTTGATTTCCATGTTATTCTTCCTCACTTTCATCTTTATTCAGCTGCACTAATGCATCTTTTAATTTATCAGGGATTTTTACTCCTAAATTAGAAACGTTTTCTAATAAAGAAATTCCCTCATTTGCGATGTAGAAGTAACACACAAGTGTACGAAATACCCATGTGCCAGTATTCATTAATCTATCTAACATCACTGCTACAATTAAGATGACAAGGATCATAAATTTCTTTACAAGTCCTTTAAATCCAACTTCACTGTCTAACAGATTGTTTTGGTAGGCAACGATTACACCAGTCACATAATCTAAACACATAAATACAATTAAAATACCAATTGCTGCATCCCAGCCCCCGAATAAATACGTAAAAAAAGTAGCCACAACAGCTACAGTACTATTAAATACTTTTTCCATTTTTTTCATTTTCCTCACCTTCGGTTTAAATTTTATTGAATACAGTTGTCATCGAATCAGCAGATTAGTGCACTAATTCTTCACGCCCTAACTCGATTAAGATTTTTTTAACTTCCTCTTTTAACGCTTTAGGTACTTTGTCATACGTTAATTTTTCATCTAAAATACGATATACTAAAAAGTTGGCCATTTTACTCACCACCCATCATTGTTAAAATTAAATCTTGAACCGCTTGTGCGGTTACTTCCTGTTCTCGTTTTAATATTTCTAATTCACTTGGTTTATTCAATTCTTCAAGTTCTTCATCAGTATAAGGAATATAAACATAAATATCTTCATATTCGTCATACTCTTCTTTAGGGGCTTGATAAGGAACATCAATTATTTTTTCAACATCCTTACCACCATTCGGATATTCCGCAATAGTTTCGTAGTGCCATTGCTCCTTAATTTCTTCTACAGCTTCATGGTGCTTCACAAATAATTTATCCAGTTCCAAATGTCCTTTATTTAAATCATATTCTTTTAATTCCTGTGTTTTATCTTCATTAAAAACTCTCATATTTGCTCTCCTTTAAGAAACACGTTTCCACATATAACAGGTTATATATGGCTGTACTGTTGTAGGTGATTTACCGTCAGATTTAACAACCCTGGTAGTATTGCTTGCTCCTTGTGGTTTAGCCCCTGCACTAGCATCCAGCACCATATCATAAGAACCGTAGCCCGATACAACGGGTTCACTGTCATAGCCTATGGTATTAACATTCCCTCCAACTGCACCTATCAATGCCCTTAGTTCATATTCTTTACTTCCGCCCGTTTTTTCAACGGTATTAAAATCACTATCGCTCCCAACACCAATTGGTACACGGTCTTTACCCCATGCTTCCCATGTACCGCCAAATAATGAGGCTGGTGAAGTAGAATCGACGCTCATATATATAGCCCCAACACGATAAATCATATCCACAATCTTTTGTTTAGTTGGAATATCACTAATATATGCTAACTCGTACGGGTTTTGTCCAACGTTTATTCTTGGCCTATCAGATGAACTAAAGTTTATTTGACATCCTGTATCACCGATGTTTAGAATATTTGAATTATCCAGCTTTAAAAGTCTTACAGTATTACCGTTATTTTTCTTTTGAAGTAATGATAAGTTATTGTTAAAAGTTAAATTTCCAGTTAATGTACCGCCATTCGTTGCTATAAATTTAGATTTTAGTGAATTTAAAGCGCGTTTTAATTTTAGCGTACTTATAATTTTATCGTCCATATTGTTCACCTACCCGAAAATCTCTGTAATGATATCATCGATATCCGAATCTGTAGCGTAACTCATACCATCTAATTTTGTTTTATCTTCTTTACTCATTAAACCATTTGCAGTAGAACTGGCTAAACTGTAAGTTGTATCTTGTGCGGGAATACCTAAAGCCGTAATATCTGTTTTGGTAACCGCAGCAGCCTGGCTGATATGTCCCGTTGCATCTACAACAATCTTATATAATCCGCTTGCACGGCTTGTATAGGATGGGTGAGTATAGTTATTAAGAGATGCTAATTTATTTTTTTCAGCCGTAGTATAATCGTTTGTACTAAGCCCTTTGCCGCTGACTACATCAACTTTAGCTGCCAGCTTGGTATTAATTTCGGCTTCTGTGTAATAACGGTCATCATGCGTATGTGTACTTGGTGGAAATGTACTCGGTTTCCCTGTAACACCGCTCCAAGGCACACTTGTAGCAGCACCAGCAGTATAAACCTCATATCCCTCATCGGTAGATAATTTTGTATCATCTACAACGAAATACATCAGACCCGTAGCAGTGACCTTAACAGTATCACCGACTTGAACTGTTGCAGTGGTTAAGGCTTTACGTGCGGTATCATCAGCAACAACTATACATCGTTCCAATGCCCCTTTTGGTATTCTTTCGATATCAATAACACCACTTTTAATTTTTCCTGCATCAATATCCGTAATATCCGCATTTCCATGTTGATGTGTTTTGTTAGCTTTAGCATCTAAAGCGTTTTGTGTAGCAGTAGAAACAGGTTTGTTTAAATCGCTTGTATTGTCTACATTACCAAGTCCCACTTCGCTTTTTGTTACATTCCCCCAGGCAATAGAGCCAGCGGCAGCACCAGCTTTTAAAACTTTCCCGTTATTTGTTGTTCCAGTCGCTGGAACATGCATATTCCCATCGCCGGTTGGATGTGTATAATTATTAAGAGAAGCTAATTTATTCTTTTCGGCAGTTGTATAATCATTTGTAGACAGCTGTTTCCCATCTACCTTATCAACTTTGCCGTTAAGCAGTAAATCTTCTTTAGCGGCTAACTGCTGACCGAAATCAAGCAGATTATCAGTTGTAATAATTTTACTCATTTTTTTATCTTCCTCCTCGAATATTTTCTATAATATTGTCTATATCTTCATCATTTGCGAAGTTATAGCTTGGTCTCAAATTTGGAGTTATAATTTCTTTGTATCTGTCGGTTACTTTTAATTTGTAAGTTTCAACATTATCCTCAACTACGTCAACAACTGGACTAAAACCATCGAACTCCCCGTTATTTACTCTTTTCTCCAAATCTTCTACTGCATTAAGCATCTTGTCATATAAAAATTCTAAATTCGGATCAACAGGGAGTTCTTCGATATCCTTAGTAAACATAGCCTGATTTATTTCCAGTTTAAACGGATTCATTACCCGTCTTCGTCCTTTACTGTCTCTGACAATCATGGTGCATGTATATACCCCAGCATTAGCAGTCAGGTCCTCAGTTATAATAAAAGAGTTTCCATGTAACGGAACCTCTTTTATTGTCTTGCCCTTATATGCAATTTTAAGATCATGTTTATAATCATTTTTAAATAAATCATCATTTAAAAATCGAATGACAGTAACTTCATTATCATACTGGTTCGCAACCTTTCGTGCAGTTACAGTAGAATGATCAGCTTTTAAAAAAATATCAATATAATTGATCATATGTGCCTCCTAACCAAAAACTTCAACAATCATTTCATCAATATCTGCATCAGTTGCATAGCTTAGATCACCGGCACTCGGCATCGTAAAATCCAATACGGGAGCTTCAGGTGTTCCGTGTATTGTTATACCGGGATTGCCGGTTGTTACATTTCCAATAGAAATTTTAGGGGTTGCACCAACCGCACCGATAAAATCACCGTTTTCAAGTTTGGTATTTATTTCATCAACTGTATCATTGCATTTTTTTACTGCATTAGCAGTATCATTTTGCCTCTTCGTCTCATTTTTTTGACGAACTGTTTCATTCCTGCTTACAGTTTCTTCCAGCGAAGATAATTCATTGAGCTTATTATCTAAAGCAGTCTGTTGTTCAGCCGCCTTATTCTGCTGTTTTTCTGCCTCTGCTGCCAGTTCCTCAAGATTTGTACCTATCTCATCAAATCGGTCTCCAAAATCATTCTCAAACAAACTATCCATATAATTTTTGACAAGGATATGCCATTCGTTTTCTGTAGGCAGTATCACTTTTCCGTTTGGAGCAGCTCTTACTTCAAAGTTAATCTGATTGGTTTTTATTATTTCTTTGACATTCACAAGTGCAACTGCAAGATATAATGGACCACTGGATTCGAAGGCTTCAAGCGGTATTAGATATTTTTCGTTTTCTATTGGCAGTATAATCTTGCAGTATACTCCATTTAAATAATATCCACAGTGGACTTCTTTTATATAGTTGCTGTACGATGAATCATTTTCCAAAACAACTGGAATATTTGCACTGCCCTGTGCCGGTATTTCTATAGTGTCACTGCTTATCGTGGCTTCCTTTCTTTTTATCTTTATTTCCAAGATTATCCACCTCCAAACTTCTCATTTTTACTAATTCCGATTCTAAAAGTTCTATTTTTTTATCAAGTTTCTGTACCTTCTGAATGCACGCCATTGCTAATGCATTATAATCTACAGACAAATAACCATCCTTATCTTTTGTAATCAGGTACTCAGCAAATCTGCTGTCTTTCAAATCATCTGCGATTACACCAACAACATTATTTCTTTTTCCTATATAATCAAAGCTTTTTATTTTTATTTCATCAACAAGGGCGGATATATCTATATCATCGATATTTTTCTTTAAACGTATGTCGGATCCGACATTTATTGGAACTGATGAAGAAATACTCGAACCACTAAGGAAAATATGATTTGAAGCCAACAGCTGAATATTAGTTCCGTCTACAGAAGTAGTAGGAGGATTTGAAGATAAAAATCTAAGCACTGTATTTCCACCCATTATTGCGGCATAATCACCGTTGCCGGCAAAATATATATTTCTTCCTATCGTAATATCCTTATTTGTAGATATACTGCTTCCGTTTATTTCTCCGCCTTCGATTTTAGAACCTTTTACGGTACCTGAAAACTCAGCATCAGTTGCTTTCATATATCTTGTTACAAGCTCTCCTCTATCCATATCCCAGTAACTGTTGCCCTTCCTGTCACTTAGAATACCAGTAATTATGTAGTCAGCAACTATACTTTCAAAGTTTATAGCCGTTCCCCATTTCCAGTCAGTATCAGTCTCGTTTCTCTTTTTTGATATTTGAATTCCCTGAGTCCCTATGCAGAGTGCACCAAAAGTTGAGCTTTCTTCATCTAAGTCCTCGAACAGAATTGCTCTTACATCCTGCTTTTTTGCAATGTCTTTCTGCGCCCTTAGTGATGTATTAAGCAAATCTATTACACCTTTTATCTTTTCTGCTATAACTGTACCTCCGGGACTTATCGCATTTGTAACAGAAGAAATAATGGACGTTGTATCATTAATATAGCTTGATTCATAATCTCCCAGCGTCAGACCTTCTACTTTTTCGGTTATACAGTCATAGGTCATTTTAATCACTCTTGCATTCGTAACGACACCAAGTTTTCGATGTTTCACATGAACGTTATCACCCAATACCACTTTCAATAGTCCAATATACTCTTTATATTCATCAGTTCTTGAGAGATCTATCATACTAACATTGTAGGCAATCTTCGGAAGGTCAATGCCCGCTTCATACTCTTCTGCAGCTCTTTCTCTCAGTGCTGAATATAGTTCTTCCAGTGTATCGCATACCGTAACACCATTTAACTCATCACCTTCCTGAACATCGGCAGATAATTTAATATCAGGATATTCAATTATTCGTTTGTATTTTTTCTGATAGTTATTTAGGAGTGGACTGTTTATGCTTTCGTTATCTGGAAGCATATATCCGTTGTACGCTTTAGGAAATATCATCGTAACTACTTCGCTCATATCTACTTTCTCTTCTACACCGGTAAGATTGAAACCAAACTCAGCACGCAGACCATTATCGCTTCCAATTCTTTCGTTTATGTAGATATCAAAATTATCAAAATAAATTTCCCCTCCCCATCTGTTAAGAAATGAGTTCTCATCATCACTCATTAGACATTCAACAGCATTTTTCTGCTGCCAGTATGCAGTTGAAACTAGTTTTATATCTGAATGGCCATGATACTTCCCCTCAGGATCGAATATAGAATCCATAGCTCCCTGCCCATCAGCCTTTGTCGGTCTTGTATCCCACACCATTACTTCATCTTTTGCATCCATGAATACAGGTCTTGCAGATGCTGTAATACTGTCATCATCTTTCTGCACATTATAGATACGGTAAAGCTGTTTTCCATATGGTGTAGGTACTTTTATCACTGCTTCATATACGAGTATCTCTTTATTTTTTTCAGATGGTGCAGTTAGTTCAAGCTCCCATGCACTGTTCATCTCAAACTCAATTTCGCAGCTTTCTGCTTCAATGACCGCATCACCATTCATATCATAGTTTTCATTTTCAGGGCTGTAAACCTGTATCATTATAAGTACCTCCAGTTTGGTATTATTTTAAGCTCAAATCCTTCTGTTATTGTAATACTGTTTTTTCCTTCTACAAGCATAAGAGCATCATAATCAGCATTGATAGCACTGTTTTGTAAAGTGCCGTCTTCCCGGTATGATACCTTTAAAACAGTATCTATTGTAAGATTTTGACCGACATTGCATTTACACTCATTCCCGTTAACATTTAAAATACATGTTCCTTCACCTTTTAAGATATATACAGGTTCGGCTTCGTCATGGCGGTTTAAAAGAATATCCTCTATATCGTATTCTTTTAAACCTGTCTTAAGATAAGCATATACATCGCATGTGACGGTAACTGTAAACTCTCCGCTCTCTATCACTCTGCGTTCATTTGAACTGAGTTCTATTCTTTTTATACGGTAGTAAATATCAGGGCAGTCACTGAACGATAGTCTTTTATGTCCGCTTTTAAACAGCCATCTTTTAACCTCGTGCCATTTAATACCCCACTGGTATTCAGAAGATATATAGTTCATTTCGATTTCAAACTGTATATCTTCATATGTGCCCATGTCTTCATAAAGTTTCCCGTTTCTGCCCGGAATACTGTATTCTTTGTAGTTTTTAACCGGAGCTGGAAACTCCGGTCGTTTTGTTACAGCAAGTCCCATCTGAACTGATGTAACATCATCCAGTGAAATATAGTACATATCTATACCCCCTTAAATACCAGTTTAGAATGCTGTAGCTTTGTCATCCTGCGTTCAATATTCTGATAGATTGGCTTACCATCAAGTGGAACAGTATTATGGATTTCTATTACTGCCTTACTATCCATAGATAGAGCCCTTGATACTGTTGCATTAACATCTGGTGTAAATGACGATGTCATTTCTCTCTGCAGCTGACTAAGAGGCTTTAATGCAAGTTCGCTGTTTTCTTCAATACCAACACCGATACCGGCAGCAAGGTTTTTACCGATAAGATCACGCATAAGTCTAGACGGTGAATGTATTCCAAATGCACTCATAAGACCGCCCAAAAAGCCATCTGCAAAACTAAATATCTTATCCTTGAGCCAGTTTCCCATTCCTGTTATTCCATTCCAGATTCCCTCAACAATATTTTTTCCGATATCAAGCATTTTACCTGGAAGTGAACTAACACCTTCAACTACTGCACTGACAAGTTTTCCTGCGGCGTCTTTTCCTTTGTTCCAAAGTTCCAGTCCCCATTGAACAATTTTATTTGCTGCATTCGACAACCAGTTCCACATTTTTTCTGGAAGCTGACTGAAATAGTTGATTATACCGTCTACTGTCTTACTTATCCACTCAACGGCACTGTTGTATGTATTAGTTCCCCATTGAATTACGTTATTCCATGCATTTACAAGCCATTCCCATATTTTTCCGGGTAGCTGTGAGAACCAGGTTACTATGCCGTTTATAAATTGAGGAACTGTTACTGTCATAAAGTTTGAAAGGTTAATTCCCCACTGAACGATATGACCTACTATCTGTCCAACAGCAAATCCAATTTTATAAGGCAGTTCATTGAACCAGGTAACTATTCCATTAACAAACTCTCCAATTCTTTCTGGGATAGACTGAAAGAACGCGACGAATTCTTCTATTTTCTGCGGTATTGTCTCAGTAAAAAAAAGAGCTATACTGTCGACAAGCCCCTGAAAAAAGTTTACAACAGATTTTATTACCCCATTGACCGCATCTCTAAACCATTCACATTTTGTATAGAGCAGAACAACAACTGCAATAATTGCTGTTATCGCTGCAATTACAGGATGTGCTGTTATTGCACTAAAAGCACCCGAAACTGCTTTTCCTATACTGCCAAAAGCACTTTTGATTATCCCTGATGCTTTGGTAAACGACGGTCCGAGCTTTGTACCAAGATTGATTATATTCGATATTCCCTGAGCAGTTTTTCCGGCAATTATAAGGACTGGTGCGAGTGCAGCCACAATCAAACCTACTACTGTTATAACTTTTTGAGTAGCCGGAGACAAAGCAGAAAATTTGTTCACAAGCTCTGTTATAACTTTTGCAACATCAGAAACTATCGGGGCAAGTGTTCCACCTATTGCAATTGCAGCCGTCTCGATAGAGCCTTTCATTTCCTCGATTGCACGGGAATACTCACTCATTTGAGAATCAGCAAGTCTGGAAGCTGCCTCCTGATCATTTGTTGCATCAGTATATTTTTTAAGTCCTTCTGCACCGCTGTTCATTAAAACGGTAGCAGCACGCATCGCATCACTGCCGAAAATGGTTTGCAGTGCAGCATCACGTGTTGCTGCATCAAGCCCGCCTAGTTTATTTTGAAGTTCTTGAGCAATTTCAGTAGCTCCTAGCATTTCTCCACTTGAATCTCTCGTTTTGATTCCCAGCTGTTCAATCTTTTCTGCCGCTTTGTCTGAACTAGGAGCAGCAAGCCTTTGAAGCATAGTCTTTAATGACGTACCTGCATCTGAACCTACAATACCGGCATCAGCAAATTTTCCAAGTACTGCTGTTGTTTCCTGAATGGACCATCCGGCATTGTTTGCCTGAGCAGAGCATTGAGCAAGACCTTGAGTAAGCGGCTCAACGTCAGTTGATGAGGCTGCCGCAGCACCAGCAAGTGCATTTACAGCTACTGATACATCTTCGGCGGTTAATCCAAAAGCCCCCATAGCCTGTACCACAACATTCGCTGAATTGGCAAGATCCATTTGTGATGATGCTGCAAGATCCATTGTAGCAACCAGCGCTCCGCCTTTTATATCAGCTGCACTCAACCCGCCTTTTGCAAGTTCTGTCATTGCCTGACCGGCTTCACTGGCTGAAAAGATAGTATCCTGTCCTACCTGAATTGCAAGTTCGCGCAAATCATTCATCTTTCCAACAGGAATATCTAAAGCCCCTGCTGCCTGAGACATAGCATCTTCGAAATTTATTGCAACTTTTGTAGCTGCACCACCGACACCGGCAAGACCTATGCTGAGCGGTGTTAGTTTCTTTCCGGCATTTTCGAGGTTAGTTCCCATTTTTTCAGCTTTGATTCCAAAAGCCTGTACCTTTTCACTAAATACATTTTGCTGTTCACTAAGTCTTTTTATAGTCTGTTCAGTATTTTTGATCTGTCTTTCCAGCTCTATGTATTCAGCACTGTCAATGTTCTTGCCACTGTCTATAAACTGCTGCTGTGCTTCTTTTAGCATATTGAGTTTTTCTTTATTTTTGTCGACAGCTTCACCTAGTACCCTTTGTTTCTTAGCAAGTAATTCGATATTTGTAGGATCTACTTTTAGAGCCTGATTTACTGCTTTAAGTTTTCCCTGTAATTCATATGCTTCGGTATTTGGTTTTTTTAATGCTTTTGAAAGTGCGGTAGTATCACCGCCGATTTCAAGTGTAATACCTTGTAATTTACTTTTGGCCATAACTTCCTCCTTTCATTAAAATCTGTCAAAGTCACGCTGAGTTGCCTGACGTACCTTTCTAGAATCAGATTGATCTGCATCATTTACATTATTAAAAGTGATGATGATATCCAAAAGTTCACCAACATCACTTCTATATATGTCGTATGTACTTAGTCCTATTCTCAGGCATGCAATCATCAGTTTTTGAAACGTTACCGGTTCTTCTTTTTCATTCGATTGTTTTTTTTTGGTTTTACAGTTGGAGTATTTGAATCGCTTAAAAGTTCCTGAATGTCTTCATAAGACGAAATAACCGCAAATGGACTTTTAAACTGTTCAAGCCATTCAGAAACAGGTTCGATTTTTGGATTCGCCTTATAAGCAAGTACCCACGCAATATTTTCTAAAATTTCTGCAACTTCAATATCATCAAACTTTTGATTTTTAAATGCTGTTTCCATTTTGAGAATGTCCGTAAGCATATCTCTCTTAAAAAAATGGCGATACTCTCTTAAAGTACCGCCATTTGACATCATGGGAATCTGTTTATCTTCAATTTTTATTACTTTATACATCTCTTTTTATTCTCCTTTCGTTGGAACAGTTGGAGCAGTTGTAAAAAAGGCAGCATATTTTTCTGAAGATACTGGAACTCTGGATTTTACGATATTACCAAACTCTGTTACCAGCGGAACTGATGTAAACGGAATTGTGGTCGTATTTGGCTCAAGTGTATCCTCTTTTGTATTTCCTTCAATCGAAGGTCTGCTAAAAGTTGTATTGTAAATAATATATTTTGTTGCGTTTTTATCTCCTTCAAACTGGAACATGAAATATGCTAATTTCTGTACCGGGTTTGAAATTTCCACAACCAGCCCTTCCTGCGAAGCTACAGCACCAAGATATTCCGTTTCAAACCAGTCTGGAACTTCTGCCATTTCCAGCTCTCCAGTATAACCGTTATTTGTATTAGTAACATAATATGCTGTATTATCAGCGTGGAATGTATTTGTTTCACCTTCTGCATCCATTGTAAGGTTTACTGCTCCGGGATATTTTTTTGGGATACTGAACGATGGAGTACCATCACTTAAAGTTACTGTACCTACATGGACGTTTGACAGTCCAAATCTTACTTTGTTTTCTTCAGACATCTATTTTCCTCCTATTTTTTTTATTGTTCTTTTTAACAGTTCTTTATTTATATAATCATCGCCGTATTTGAAGTGCGGCTGCGGGGCAGTTCTTCCGCCCTTTGTCAGTGCATGACCGTTTTCTAGCAGATGAGTAAGCCGATATTCGTCACCACTGGCATATATAACATTTTTCTTTTCAGTAACACTTTCATACATTGTACGTGTTTTTAATGAGCGTTTATATTTTCCTTTTCTCTTGATTTTTCTTTTATCAGTTGGAGCATGATCCTTAACTATTTTCAATGCCTCATCGGAAATTTCATCTACAGCACTTTTTGCTGCGGTGGTCACTTCATCACTGTATGTCTCAAGACAGTTCATGATTGCTTTTTCAAGCTGACTGACTTTGATTTTTTTAGCCATATAGACTATAGACTGTCATCATTACCTTTTCTTCATCGAGCCATGACTGTGATGATTTATTCCAGATGATACCGCAGTTATCGAAGTATGATTCCAGTTTTTCTTCCTCCACAAGAGTATTTTCCCTTGTGTATAATTCCAGTTGAACATTTTTAGTACTGTAATAAACTTTATTGTCTGCATTGAAATTATCACTATCAGGTACGAGATATACCATAAACGGAGGTGCTACCTCTTTGCTGAAATGACTGAATCTGCACTGAACAGTATAATTTTCAAGTCTGTTGATTATTTCTTTTATCGACATATTTTATATCTGTTCCTTTCAGGGTGATATATATGCTCGGTGGTGCGGTGTCATACTTCGGCTGTTTTAAAACAATCTCATACAGTCCTTTCTTTCCTGTTCTGTAGTCTCTTGTCTCGATAATATTGCTGCGTTCAAACACATCTACACACTCCATCGGTACTGATATCATTCTTTCTATCGTATTTCCAGATACTTTTGCATCCATAAATCTTTTGACTCCGAATGTCCTGTTTCCAAAAGATATCTCATTAAATAGATTTTTTTTGATGATACCATCCTCAGCTTCTAAAACATTTATTACGCCATCATTAAACTGCTCATTTTGTGCTTTATTCCTGCTTGCCAGCATATTTTCTCACCTTTGCCTTATTGATAAATGCTATGATTTCTTTTCTGTAATTTACATAGAAATCATCAAGAGCGTTTGCACGTTCATACATTACACGGTTCAGGAAAAGGCGCTGCGCTTTTCCTGGTTCCGTATAAATATTATTAACTCCGCTCTTTTCATCAAGATCAGCTACGGAGTTAGAAATAATGATTTTCAGCTTTTTTTCCGCTGATTCATCAATCCATGCCAGCCCGAGAAAATCCTTTGTCAGTTCTAACAGTTCCTCTTCCATACAGAGTCTCTATCCTGCCGCCTGAGTTTTTACTGTACCCTCTACCGTTGTAGTGATTGGATCGGTATTAGTTACTTCGACTTTTACAACCGCTGGTTTCAACTGACTGATATCATGGTACTGGAATGCATTGTTATCCATAGGCATACCGTTTCCGTACAATTTGATTTTGTATACCCTGTTGTCTTCAAGGAACTGGCAACTGTCATCAAATTCAAGTTTACCGTCCTTTGAACTCATACCGATACCCGCAAAATATCTGTATCCTAATCCTAGAACAGCTTTTCCTGAAGCAACTGCCGGTGACTGAATGATAGTCATCGGGTAAGGAAGAACATCATTTCTGTAGGTGCCATCGCCACCCATTACTGTTGTAGCTGGGAATACTTTTGTAAAATAGTCAACAGGATTTACGATATAAATTACATCTCTGATGGTTCGTGTTTTGTTGTTGTCATCAACTGCTAATTTTGCGATTTCTGCACCTAATGTTGCCGGCTGAAAATCTTTAATAACGGTTGCTGATTTAGCTGTATATTGAACATATCCGCTTTGTGCGCTTCCTGATGTCAGATTAGCAATCATCCCTATTGGACCCTGGTCTGTTCTCAATGAATTGATGATTCCATCTTCAAGTCCGTTTGCTAATGCTTCATACATGATTTCTCTAACATATGTATCAAGCCATGATGGTCCTAAATCAAGCATTGCCTGTGACACTGGAATAAAAGCAGATAATTTCAAAAATGTCATATCAACTTCACTGAAAGAACTTTCCAGCTCCTTAGTGATTTTATCTGTTAATTTTCCCCATACCGCTTTAACATATCCATTTTTGTTGACAAGGAATTTGATCATTCCCATAGTATTTTGAAAATTGATTTTTTCAAGCAGTGGATGCTGAGTTCTTAAATCTTCAAACACTGAATTAATAACTGTTTCCGGCATAACAAGTTCAGGATTTGTTAATGCCTGTTTAGTATCCGATGCTCTAAATGCCTCTGCCAGCTTTTCATAATATTTCTTTTCAGATGATGTAAGCTGTCTTACTCCTCTCTGTGCAAGAATCTGAGCATCATTATTACCAGCTAACTCATTAGCTCTTTCTAAAATGTTCTCTTCGATATTTTGAGCAAGCTCATTTAAACAGCTGGTGTATGCATCACTGTCCTCGTTATGCATAGCTTCAACCATTTTCGTTAAAATCTCTGCTCTTTTTTGATTCATAACTGCTAATGTCATTTATCTATTCCTCCTCTGTTTTTTGACATTTAAAAAACCAGCCTTTTTTCTGTAATGGCTGAGTATTGTTCAACTGTTTTTCAAGTTCTTTATTCTTAAGTACGAGTTTTGCTAGTATACCGTCGTGCAGTGACTGTTTGACTGTGTCCTCTACGATTTCAGTTGCAAAACCATAACTGAGTGCTTCGTCTGCTGTTATCCATTCCTCACGGTCCATCATCTCTTTAATCTGTTCCTCGCTGAGACTGGAACATAATTTATAGATTTCAACAGAAGGCTGAGTGATTTTCTCTATATCATCAGCAGCTTTTCTTAATGCATTTGAATCACCTGCTGCATAAGTCCATGCATTGTGGATCATAAGCAGACTTGACCGTGGCATTTTTCTTTCAGTTCCAGCCATAAAGATAACCGATGCTGCACTGCATGCAAAGCCGTCACACAATGTTGTAACAGTTCCCTTGTAATTCTTTAAAAGATTGTAAATAGCAAGTCCCTGAGCTACTTCACCGCCATAGGAATTGATTCTTACAGATAAGTCTTTTTCACCAAGCTGTGCAAGTTCTTTTGCCATGTCATAGGCGCACACCTCATCTTCATACCACTTATATGAGGTGATATCTCCATAAATATATAATTCAGCATTGTTTTCATCCTGATTAGTCAACTGATAAAAATTATTCTTCATCTTCATCACCTCCTTTCAGTGCTTTCATGAGATCTTCGACTGTAGAATAGTTCTTGGTCATAAAGAACTGATTAGCCCATGATTCGTCGATTCTGTCAAAACCGCAAATCTCACGAAGATCGTTGATACAAGTAAATCCGCTTGAAATGAGCTTATCAATTGCTGTAGCAACATCAAGCAGGTCGATATGTTTGATTGCTTTTGTATCAAATTTTACATATGTGCCTTTCAGTATCTGTCCTTTTGTAAACAGTTTTCTGTTCATTTCATCGCTGAACATCTCTATCAGCGGATCAATGCAGAATGTCAGAAAATCATTAACTGCTTTTGAAGTATCCTGTACATCGCCGTTGGCTATGGCTGAGGGTACATTGAACGCATTTGCCGTAAGAGATATGACATCGTCAAGCAGCGCTTTGAAATCCCTTGTAGTAGACTGTGTTCCTTTGTTCTCCAGCTGCTTATATTCATACCCCTCAAATAAAGGCAGGACAGCATTTGCATTTGAAAAGAATGTCTTAAAATCCTCATTGACAAGCTGTTTGAAATAATCTTCAAACTCATCACCCTGCTCTGCAAACTGGTCTATTTTCAAAATTCCCTTGTTGCCGTTTGCAACAAGATAGCTTGAATACGCCGCATTGATAAGACCGGCATAAAGAGAAAGAGTGCCGTCAAGATAGGTTCTAAGATTTTTAGAATTCAGCTTAAAATAAAAAACCTCGCTCATTCTGAGGTTTCTGGAATATGTAAAACTGTTTACTGTAACATGCTGAAAATAGTGTTCGAAAAATGCAGAATCATCATTCAGCTGATAGTCATCTGCAACATAAAGCTCTTCATTGTTCACTACTACAAGTGCTTCATTATTTTCATAAAGATGATTGATCAGTTTTGCCCAGAACTGTGTAGCACTTTGATTCCTGTTTGGCTGAATATTCCATCTGTACCACTCATCATTCTTTACCCGCCTGTTGTTTTCATATACATTTACGGTACATTTTGAAACCGCATTTGCTATCTTGTTGGAAATAAGATTAAAGGCCAGTTCCCTAACCATAATCTCACTTGCCAGCTGAAAACATACAGCTTTGGTATCTGCTTTTTTGGGGGCAGTATCTTTGCCTGCAAGCCATTTAAAAAAATTGAATGCCATAATTCACCCCCTTTCTAAAAGGTACTCACGCGTACTCTTTTGCGTGCTCTTGATACTTTATATACAGGTGACAGCTTGTCTTCGCCGCACATCGAATGCACAAGTGCCATGAATGGATCCGTCTTTCGTGATTTTGGTTCGATCTTTCCAAAAAGAAAGTTTCCCATATCAAGCTCACCATCTGTGGCAAGCGTTGATTTTTTTGTGCGAACGAGTTTTGTATTATTCGTTGCCCATCTTAAATGAGGCTGTTCACCCCAGTAAAAATACTGATTAGCAAAACATCGGTCGATTATCGGGTATATCTTCATGATATGTCTTGGTCTTATAAGAATAATATTTTTTCTTTCAATCGAATATCCAATTTCTTCAAGGCAGTCCCGCAAAATATCATATCTGTAGTCATCTAGGCAGATGGCTTTGATACGGTAGATTCTTCCTTTTTCCCTGATATATTCAGCAATCATTTTAGGTCTGATTTCGACATCATCAACCAGCTCAACATATCCTTTTTCCGCCCAGTCCATATACGGACATGTCAGTCGTGAAATTTCCGGATTGTTCATGCATATCCATGCTTTATTCATATCGATTCTAATGTCTCCATCCTTAAAATGAAGATTTACAGCTGTCCAGTCGGTAGTTTTAGAAAAATCGATGCCAGCTATACACTCATGACCGCGAAGTTTTCCGTCATATATTTTGTCTGTTTTTTCAAGATTCTCCCAGCTTGTGACCGCAAGTTCACTGTTGGACTCTCTTATATTCATTCGTTTTGTCATAAAATCCGGAAGTCTTGCAGGATTTTCTTTCCATTCACGATACTCTTTTCTGATTTCGGTCAACAGATTCGGCATGTAAAAGAGTGATGGATTAGCCATATACCAGTTCTTTTCATCATGCACATCATTTTTTGAATTCAGCCGGCATATAAACGGAAGCAGTCCGTCATCCGGCTTATCTTCATAAAGTATTCCTTCACATTTTTTTATAAGTTCATCAAGCGGACCGTCAACCACATTTCCATTAGTCGTGTAGATCGTACGCCTGGGATGTTTCTTTTTTCCAAGTCCGGTAGTAAAAACATTGATATTGTCATAATTTTCATAAGCATGGTACTCATTAAAAATAACACAGCCTGAACGCAGACCGTCCTTTCCTTTGGCGTTGTTTGTATGTCCGTGAATAAACGAATTTCTTTTAAGTCCTCTTATACTCTCCTGAGTCCAGTGAAAAAAACGCAGCATCTTCTTTCTGTTTCTTTCAAAGGCTGTTACGATATCCTTTGCAGGTCGTTTTGCCTGTGTTTCATTATTTGCACATATATCCACATCATACTCATTAACAGGATTGTATGGACTTATAAGCGAAAGAGATTCAAGTGATATAGTACCATCTTTGCCGTTTCCACGTCCCATCAATATCAATGCATCGGGCCACCTTGGAAGCCCGGAATTCCTCCAGTATGTACATAAATGCAGCCCCAGAACAAATTCCTGCCATTCAAACATCCTTTCATAATCAAAATATTTTGATAATCCAAAATAACTTTCTGCCTGTTTTACATCAACATAAATATCATCATTTTCAAAAGTTCTGATTATCAATTTTCTAAGTGCCCATTGATCTTCGCAGAATTTTTCGCAATGATCGTCCATAAAATCAAAATATCTTTCAACAAAAAAAGGAAGTCTACAATTCATCGTCACTTCCTCCTGATACAGTATTTTCACTAGGCTTTATTCCCAGATATTCCAGAATTTTAATCATCTGCTGATTATATTTAAGCAGCAGATCATAACTTTCATTTTTCTTTTCAATCGGCAGTCCTTTAGAATTATAGGTTGTGATCCTAACACCGTTTTCATCGATATCTTCCTGAAGAGTATCCTTTTTAACAAGAAGAAAGATATAGTCTTCTACAAGGTCCTGAAAATATTTTCCATCAAGCCCTTTGTACTTAAGCTGATTTTCTAAATCCTCTCTAATTCTAGACTGCTCTGCTGTTAGATTTTTTTTCGGTATCCGCATAAAATCACCTCCTCATGTACACGCGCGAATTTTTTATGAAATGTCATCCCCACTCCCCGTTCTCCAGTAACAGGTTTAAAGACCGGATTTTTTTGACGGGGGGGTATCTGTTTTACAACCTGGTCAGAAAATAATATTATTTTGTATTTTTATTTCTGCTGTTTCTTTTTTTCTTTGTAACGACTACAAAGACTTCATGTCCTCTATAGTATGTTACAGTTTTCTTATTACCATCTTTCCTCATTTACAAATTTATCCTTTCCAGTTTCAAATTTATGGCGTTCATCTGTATGTTCCAGCTCGTGACAGCTGAAACATAAAGTTTCCAGATTGCTGTCCTCTAATGCAAGTTCCGGATAATCACGCAGATGCTTTATATGATGAACATATGCCCGCTGTGATTTTTCTTTTGCTTTAGGTTTGACGATAGTTACTTTACCGTTTCGTTTACACTCCTGACATTCACAGTGATCACGTTCGATAATATGCTTTCTTTTATTCTTCCATATGCTGCGAATATAGAATGCATGCATATCGTCTTTCCTTATACACTCGTTAATAAATTCAAGTAGTTTCTCATCCATCTTTTCTGTCACCTCATTTTAAACTGCCAGCCATGCAGGACTTGAGGGAGAGGAATGTCATACATGATTGACAGTTTAAAATAAAAGAAACCCTTTCGAGTTTCTTCCTGTAAAGTGTTGATTAACTGTTGTTATGGCGTTCTTTCAAAACTTCCACAATATCATAATAACACGTTTTTAGCGGTCACATTGTGACTTCTTTAATTTTTTTATTTCCTTTTTTATTAATCGATGCATATATGATCTATCAAAACCATAATGTTTAGCAACCTTAGTATGATTTAATTCTCTAATATATAAATCAACCATCATAAGTTGAATATTAAACGGCAGTCTATTAAATAATTTATCAACTGATAATATAAACTGTTCATGTTCATTTCTCTGTCTGATGAGTTTTGATTCATCTTCTATCAGTGAGAGCATCCCTTGATGACTGAACGGTTTTTTATTTTCAATCATGTAGTCTTTTGGTGCTATAGAAGCTACTCCTACAAGTTCTGTATTTATAGCTTCTAACTGACAATTTATAGCGATTATTTTTTTGTTATAATAACCTGCGCTCTGCACATCTCTGATAAATTGATTTATATCAGCTTTTGTTACCTCTTTTTCTTCCATTAAGCCTCTCCTTTAATGTTTCATAATTATCTGCAATATAGATATATGTATTTATGTCCAGTCCACTGTACTTCTGCCTTTCATGGCTGTATATACTTGGCTGCTTTGGATAATCTTTAAATACGTGATTAATAGCTGCTTCATATCTTTTAATATAATCAGACAGTACCTCATCACTTAAATTCTCATTCTTCATACATTGCACCTATTAAATCTGCTAAATCCGTTTTAGTTGCAGTGGCTTCCAATACTTTTCCTCTTTCAGAAAGCGGTGCTAATAGATAACGATATATTAACGTTGTAGCTATATCGTCAATATCATCTATTAAATATTCTTTTACATTATTTCCTTTATTACCATACTTGATCAATTCATCAAGGGCTATAGGAAACAAAATGGTTTTATTCATTTTTTGAGACATTTCAAAAATATCATAAGCACGCTGAATATTTGGACAAACAATATAAATAGATCTATTATGTGCCTTATTGATAAGTCTTGTTGTTTTTCCTTTGCGTCTTGCTAATTTAATCAGTTTCATTATTTTCCTCACATCCATCACATTTGTTAATACCATCCCAACCAAAAAAGAAACCATGTTCTTTTTTTAATATCTTTTCAAAATACTCACAAATTCCATATTGATTATCATTAATTTCTCTATAAAATTTACAATCAGAACAATTTTCAGGTGTTTCATATTCAATAATTTTACCCATGTTTCCTCCTCTTAAATGACGCAATATATCCAAGATGTTATATTGCATTTATATTTTCTCTCTAATTCCTTGTCTACCAACGAATTAGAGAGATTTTTTAATCAAAATAGTTTTTGTTAAATTTCTGTTCTTTTTATAAAGATATAATCATCTTTTTTTATTGCATCCTTAATTAAATCTACGGTTAGTTCACCTGGGTCAATAACAGTACCTCGGTTTGATGTTCTTACTATAAAAAGATGTGTTTTATCATCTTGTACAAGTAATTCATCAAAAATGCTATTTTTGTCTATAATTTCATCTTTATATTGCTTTTCGCTTTTGTTCATTTTCTAAATCCTCCTATGTCCTTAAATCTCTCTTATTGCTTAATTCATAAGCAATCTGATTTTCTTTGTTGTAGCCTATTGGAATGATTGATTTAGGACCGCTTCTATTTTTTTCGATTACCAGATAATAATTTTCTGCATTGCTTTTTTCGTCCTTCCAGACAAATATAACTTTGCTTGCGCTCTGTTCAAGCTCGCCCGAATCTCTTAACATTGATAAATTAGGCTGCTTAGCGTTTTTAGTTGCTTCTCTGTTTAATTGACAAAGTCCAATAATCGTACAGTTGTTATCCAAACTCATTTTTCTTAGCTCCTTGGCTACTTCTGTCATTTTTTCATAACTGTTCTTAGCCCGTACACCAATAAGCCCTACATGGTCCACAAACACTATAAAATGCTTATCGCTTTTATAGCTCATAATGAATGATCTTAATTTATCCAATGTCGATGAATGATTTATAATGTCAATATGTCTTTTTGAAATATCATCTATTGCATCATTAACAATGCTCATATTTTTTTGTGGCAATGTTTCATAACTCTCTAGCATTTTTTGATTTAATTTTGAATTGATAGAAATAAGCCTTTGATACAGCTCCTCTTCTACCATTTCGAAATTGAAATATACACAAGGATAATTGCGAGATAGATCATCCATCAAATTTATAGCAATACCCGATTTACCTACACCAGTAGCACCGGCAAGTATAACAAAGTCATTTTCCTTTAAATTAAGCTTCTTTTCTAAATTACTAAACCTTGTAAATTTGATATTGTTCTTATGCTTGGTAATTGAACCTTTGAGCAGTTCTTTAGTAAGCCTCGTCGATGAATAAGACCCTAAAGATGCAAAATTGTTTGTATCCTTGTAAAATTCATCAATTGTAATTTCATCATTCTGGAGCTTTTTAGCAGTTGCTAATAAGGCTTTCTTTTTATACTCCTTAATCGCGTAATCCTGATACTGTTCAAATAGAGCAGTTGTTGCGGTACTTGTAGAACAGTCAATAACAAGATCAACATCAATTTCCTTTACTGCTAGGATATCCTCTAAAATAATAGTTTTATTTTCCTTATACGACTTTTTTATAGCAGTAAATATATCGCGATGCTTCTCATCGAAATATGATGGTTTTAGAATCGTTAAATCCAATAATTGCGGTTTAACAAGAAACATACCGATTAGATCATCCTGATAATTATTCATATCCGCTCATCCATTCATTATCATCATTTGAATTACTTTTAGAAGCTGGATTGATTTCATCTTCCCATCTTTCGCCGTTAAGCCATGTAGAAGCATGAGGGATAAATCTTTCATTCTGCCACTGTTCTGTCTCTTTATAATCAACAACTGCGCTTAACATCTTTTGCAGTACAGTTTCATCGGTACATTTTTTAACAAAAACATCAAATGCTTTTTTCTTGTTCGTATGTCTTGGATATACACTCCAGAATCTTTTAAATGCATCATTTTTATCAAATTTTGCACTATATATATTACTAGTATTATATTCTATATTATTGGGTGAACTTTTTTCACCACCCCCGTGAACTTTTTTCACCCCTGGTGAACTTTGTGACACTACTTTGTAACTGCAAAATTTAACACCATTTTTCTCTTTTTCTTCTTTGATAATCAATCCGTTTTCAACAAGAACATTTAATACTTTAGTTACATTTCTTTTTGTAGTATTGGTCCAATCCGCTAAATATTGTCTACTCCCAGTATAAGAATCATCACCATTTTGTGAAAAACCGTAAATAATTGCATAAATAAGCAGTGCACTTCCACTTAATCCTAATTCTGAAACCATCCATCCTAAAATTGTTATGTAATTGCTTTGTCTAACTTTAGTCTCCATCACTTTCACCTCTCAACATTCTTCAAGTTTTAAACTAAGCTGTGTTTCAATTTTAGATGTTTCAATCATTTTATTTAATCCTTCATCAGCAGTCTGATTATGTGTTATGTAAAACATTTCTCTATGTGCCAATTTATCATCTTTTGACGAATATTTTTTACCATCTGATTTTTCATCAAAAATTACAATTTCTAAAACTTCAAAAACCAAATCGCTTAGATTATATTGTTCAAATTTATTACTTACTTTTAGATGCTGCCACCATCGAAATAGTGGCGGTTTTATTGTTTTACCTATATAGCTTTTAAGCGTATGTTTATTTGTTATCCTGTAAATATATCCTGCTAAATTATTTTCATTATCTTTAGGGATACCTAAATGATCATTTTCATCAATCCATGGATCATTAGAGCGTATTTTATTCATTAATTCATCACGGCATGCGGAAGAACAATAACTTCCATATTTATTTTGGTGATTATACAATTTTTTTCCTCCGATTACTGTAAATACTTTTCCGCATATATCACATTTCATTTTATATTCTTCGTGATGATATTTATACCAGTATTCATTGCTGTCTGATAGATAGTAATAACGTTCCCCTGATATCATCGTTTTTGTTTTTCTAAAGGGGTAATTGCCATGTTTATTAATAATTAACTGTTTTGCTGTTTCTCTATTATCACTGATTATTACATCATCAGTAATTAATTTTTTTCCAATCGGAGTATTCATATCAACTTCAAATAATCTATAAAAATAATAAGCCATTCAACCCCTCCATTCCTTAAATAAATATCTAATTCCCAAAACGAGCGACAAAATAAACGCAATAAACATTATTAGAAAAAATACGAATGCCATTTGTTTAGACGTCATTTTTAATTACCTCATAATTATCTATAAATCTTCATTAAAATAAAGTTTGTTGTATTTCATAATTCATCCATATGCACTCAATGCGTTTGCTTCTTTCTGCCGAGGTTTCAATACACTCTTTATGCCATCCGCTTAGTAAATCATTATATAAATCATTATCATATCCACTAATCATTACTTTTCCTTTATGGCTATTTAAAATCTTTAACAATTTAATATGCTGATCATCTGGCATATCATATTTATACAAGTGTTCTTTTCTTGTACTTAATACATATGGTGGATCACAATATATAAAAACATCTTTATTGTTATAACGTTCTATAAGATTTAAAGCATTATCATTTTCGATAATTGCATTTTTTAATCTCAAACTTGCCTCTTGTAATTGCACGGGTAACTCATTCCATGTTTTGGCTTTATTTGAGCTTGTTGCACTTTTCGATCTTCTAAAACCATTTTGATAAACGGCCGAATTACCAATACCAAAATAGCAGCGTATAGCAAACTTCCTAGCTTTTTCAATAGAATCATCATTTACATTCAAATCACAAGCTTTTTTATACTCTAAACTTGAAAATGGTGTAAATGTTATTTTCTCTATAATTTCATTGGGATGATCTCTTAGGACTTTAAAATAATTATAGACCTCATTATCAATATCATTAATCACTTCAATTTTTGCTTTTTCCTTATCAAAAAATATAGATCCTGATCCAAAAAATGGCTCAAGATAAACTTTATGTTCAGGGATAAGCGATAATAAACATCCTTTTATCTTTTGTTTTGAGCCTGGATAACATAAAACCGTTCTCAACTTTAACGACCTCCAATCTATCGCCTCGCCACATTTACTGCAATATGCAAAATTTTTAATTAAATTTTTACCACTTGGGGAAATAACAATTCTTTTTTCAATAAGTAAATTACCACAACAAGGACAAGTATAATAACAATCCCCCATTGGAAATGAAACAATAGGCTTTCTAGGCGTTGCTTCATCAACTTCATTATTAATAAAATCAACAACAAATGTCTCTATTTCTTTATAGCAATCTATTGTTTCTGTTGTACCATCTTTTAGAACTATTTCATTTTTTAAATCCTCAACGCCTAGATTATTAAATAATTGTTTTATTCCAATTAAAGAATGTAATAAACGCTCTTTTTTTGTTAATTTACTCATCTTCATCATCCTTTTCTTTCTGACCTAAATAATCAACGATTAAAATTGTTATTATTGCTTCTATACATACAGTTAGGATCACACCTAACCAAAAATCGCTTATCATTCAATCACCTCTAAAATTTCAAATTTTCGAGTTTGCGACGTTTTTGTTCGTTTGAGAGTGTTGTATACTTACGAGTAGTTTTTAAGTCTGTATGACCGAGAATATCAGCCAAATCTAAATAATTGCCACTGTTTTGATTTAGAAACACTCGTGCAAATAAATGCCTAAAGGAATGTGCATGCACATATTCTTTTTTTACCCTAGCCATTCCTGCTATTTTTTTCATTCTTCGCCATATCGTGCTTTTGGCCGGCATCTTCCCGTCTTTCTTCCCAAGAAATATATATCCTGTAGTAATTTTATTTTCTTTGCAGTATTTCTTTAATTCTCTCCTTAGATCCTGACGAACCGGAACAACTCTTTCTTTTCCTTTATTGAAAACCTTGATATAGTACTTCTCCAAATTTTCGACTGTAAAATACTTAAGCTCTTCTATACGTATTCCAGTCATTGCCAGAGTAAGCATGATGTAGTATGTCTGCATCATATTCATTCTTTTAGCCATTCTTAGAAGCCTTTTATAGTCTTCTATTGTTAATACATCTTCATTGTTAAAAGCTGCCTGCTGTCTTATTTTTTTGATTTTAAGTTCAGGCATATCAAGCCATTTAAAAAATTTATTAAGTGTTGTTATCCAGCTGTTTGCTGAATTGACTGAATCGGATATATCACGAAGATAACTTTTATATTCGATTGTAATGTCTTTTGAAATATCAACATCACAATATCCACTGTCTTCAAGCCAAGTGATGAATTTAGATATTCCATTTTTATATGATTTTAATGTATTTTCTGCCAGTTCATCATGTTTCTGCTCGATTATCCATAGATCAAGATTTTTTTCCAAATCTTTCTTTTTCATACGCTCCTCCTGTTAAATTTTCAATCAATCAACACTTTGCTTTTTTGCATTTTTACACCTTTTTTAGATGGAATCGGTGCGCAATATAACCTATATATTATATTGCATTTATATTTTCTCTCTAATCCCATATGTACCAACGGATTAGAGGAATTTTTTTATTAAAATAGTTTTTATGATTTTCTATCCTCCAAAAATGCTAAGAATCCATAAAAGAAGGCTAACACTAATGCTAATTTAGATTGCGGTTTTATTAAGAACAGCATCAGCTCAGTAGCAGCTATTGTTAAAAATATTTTTTTCATTAATTGTTGTTACTCTCCTTCAATCGTTTTTCTAATATTTTCAACTGCATCATCTTCGATTGCTTTAATTTCAGTTGTCATTGCCGTAATTTTTTTGCTGTGCTTATTTTCAGCGATGTATCCTAAACAAATTAATGTATTAAAGATTTCCTGAGCATAGTCCCTTATTTTCTGCAGTCTTTGCAGATCATTAAATTCTTCATAAGTTATCTTCATTTTGCTACTCCTTTTTAATCAAGCCATTTATTATCTGCTGCTATGAATCCAATCACTGAACCTATCGTTAAAATTGTCCAGATTATTCTAAATACGACTAATGATGTATCTTCACTGGTTAAACTTTCTACAGCATCATTTATTTTTTTGTTTTTATAAAATTTTGAATTATCTTCGATTGTATTATTTTTGAATGAAGTAAAAATAGTACCTTTATATTTTGTCTTTAAAATATAATATTTATATCTTATTGTTCCAGATTCATGAATTGTCTTTAAATACCTGCTTTCAGGCATATCTATCTTATTATAAGGAAACACATGATCATAAAATTTAATTTTTTTACTATGTTTAGATTCCCGGCTTACAGTATCCCACGTCCAATATATTTCGGTTCGACATGTTCTGTTTTTGCCGCTCCCACTACAAACCGTTCTAGTATGCATAGTGTAATGTTGTTCTACTTTTTCGATGTACATATATTTGTCACCAATTTCCGGATATGTAACAGTATCAACAGCTTCTAATGTAGAATATGCAAATGCATCCCCAACATTGGTATTGATACCATATTCAAACATTTCTTTATCTGTTACTTTCAAAGCACTTAAATACTGATCATCTTTATCTATTTTTGATTGCTCCATTGCTCCGTTTATTAACAAACCGACAAAAATCATTACAGCTAGTATTGTGATACAGAAAATCAATTCTCTGGCCTTTATCTCTATACCATTAATGGAAAATGCTTTCTTGTCCCATTTCATTTTATTCACCGAATAAATCTTGCGGAGCATCACTTGAAGCACTGTATTCTAAATATTTAAATTCTTTTTTTTCATATCCCACTAGCGATAAAAAAAATCTTTGCGGGAATTTCTTTACATAACGGTTATATGACTCAACAGATGAATTGTGATTTTTTCTATGCTGTGCTATTAAATTCTCTGTTGTTGACAGTTCGGTCATAAACTGTTGATAATTTTTATCAGCTTTTAAATCCGGGTATGCCTCAGCTGTTGCTTTAATCATTGTATTTACATTCTCAATTTCATCAGTGTTGCTCCGTGTTTCGGCTATTTCCTTTAGTGTTTCAGCTTCGTGCTGATCATAATTTTTGACACAGTCAGCAAGATTATAAACAAGATCGATTCTTCGCTTTTCTTGAACATTTATATCTGATAAAGTTTTTGATACTTTTTCCTCATATCCTATTGCTGTATTCGCTGTAGTCTGTATCCAGATAAAGCAGCATATAATTACCGAAATAACCCCTCCTACAATTAATAATAATGTTTTACTGTTTTCTTTAATGCTTTTCATTTCTCTCAACCTTTCTTTTTTTAATATTCGAATCCACCAAAATAATAATGATCTTTGTGGATAGTAACTCTTGTAATTTTCTTCTTTTTAAATATCTTTCTAAACTGTTTTACTGCCTTTTTATAGGCTGTTTCCCTTGTTTCTGCATAAATAACTAAGGGTAGTACAATTACCTCACTTTCTATGTAAATGTTGTATTTAAACATCTTCTACAACGTAATACTTACCTTCCAAAACACCATTGTGGCACAACCATACGGGTAAATAGATCGGCTTTATTTTCAACAACCTGCTAAGCTCATCACTCCATATAGAACCGCAAACATTTGTAACATCATTAATATCTAGCAATAGATACTTAACCGGCGGTTTTGGCATAAATATCATCCCTTTCTAAAATAAACTTAACTGCTGAGGTTTATCTTTATGTTTTTTATCATAGAAATAAATCAATTCTTCATATGAATTAGTTATGATTGATTCATAATAATCATCATCAATTATGTATATATGTGCATTTTCTATATCGGCATCATTAAGATCAATCATAAAAAAAGCATTCGGTACATGTATCATACTTTTTCATATATACTGCATTTTCAATTATGTCTTTAGCATATTTATCTGCTGGCTCTATATCTTCGACTCTTAGCAAATCATAACCAAATCTAACCGCTCGCATTTCTATTCTCCATCTCTTGCCCATCTTATCTTAAACATAGGCTTTTTGACCTTTCCGTTGCAGTAGTCCGAAACTGTCTGCCTGCTTATGTGAAGGGCTTTTCCTGCTTCTCTGGTACCCTTATAAAAGCATTTATTTTCCATATCATATATAAGTCTCTGCATACGTGTTCTTCCGCCGTACAGTATGCCTAGTTCCTTTTTAGATACCGCTTTTAAATTAACTGCTGCATTGTCGCTCTGTACCTTGTTACGGTGGATAATGTTATATCCATCGGGAACCGTACCGATAAAAAGCTCATATACAGTTCTTGAAATCGATGTTTCTTTACCGTAGACCTTTACAACCCATAATTCAGAACCTTTCCGCCGTATTACTTTATACGGCTTCAAAAGGCGTTCTTTGTGCCTGTATATCCGTTTTACACGTCCGTATGATGAAAAATAATAATCTGTATCGCGGTACTGCTTCCACAGCTCTCCCTTAAGATTTTCTATCATTTCATTTTCGCCATCCTTGAAACAATGTCACTTATGCAGGTCTGTTCTAGAAGCGTTTCATTTTTGTTTCAAAAACAACTATGCATGAACCGTCGTCAAGCGGTCTTGACTTCTTGTATCTGGCAAATTCTGAAACAGTGATGATTTCATAATTGTCTTCATTTTCAATCCATTGTTTTCTTTCATTATTGTTTTTTAACATCTATAGCTCTCCTTTTTCCTAAAAATGGTGCAAATAAAAACAGTACCCTAAAAACACTGTTAAAAACCTATATATTTTTTATTATCCCGACAATAAAATCGAGAATGATACCAGAAGCTCCCGCAGCTATAAAACCTACCAAAACAATAATTAAAACGATTGTATAAAAGCCTCTGGCATTAAGCCTGTTAATGTACTTTTCCATTTTCAATATCCTTTATCAGATTATCGATAAGACATGCGCTTACAGCTGCGACTGCGGCGTATACAGAAACTTCAAAGCGGACATATTTTTCAACATCCGGATACGCTTCGATAAGCTCCTCTAAAGTGTTAGAATCGACAACCCGTTTTATTTCATTTAAACGTTCAATAATTTCCACTTTGACACACTCCTTTTTATCTCATTAGACTAATAATGTTTGATACGGAAAACAAAATTACCGTTGCAGTAAGAATATAAATTACGCCCCTTAAATGCTTTAATTTCATCTCTAATTTATCCAATTCATTTTTATGAACGTAATCATCAAGATCTGGTAGTTCATATTTTGGTGCACAGTCCCTAAGTAAAATTTCATCAATATAGTTGTTATCTTTAAAATGATTCAATTCTTCTGATACTGCTTCATCTTTTGTTGGATAGATACAGTCTTTTATGACAAAGCCACTGTATTCGGTACTGCATTGTAACAGATTTTCACATCTGCGGTCACTGTATATATTTGCAGAGTAACCTTCCTTATTAACTTTCATTACCTTAATATAAATATTTTTTGTTACTGGCAGTTCAACCTTTTGTATCTCATAAATACTTTCCATATTTGTCCTCCTTTATTTCCTTCAAGAAAAGATGTATTTCTTTATTTGTAATTAACTGCTATAATTGCATAGTTTATATTCTTAGCCACTACGTCCATTAACGACTTTTTCACGTTCCATTTTTGCGTATTCATGTATCTGCTTCTCGGTCATATCAATATAATCTAAAAGATGAACCGGTTTAATATATACACGTCTCCCACTAACAAGCACTGTCTTGCCGTTCTTTTTTATTTTTTCAATAATTTCATTCTTTATTTTTGTTGCTTCTTTATATCCGCATGGGATAAATGCCTGTATTTCCTGAGTATTGGCATGTCCCTGAAATATAATTTCTTCTCTTATATTATTTATATTCTCTTTCGTTTTACGCATTGTTACTGCTCCTTTCCACAAATTTAATAACCGACCAGGCTATATGTTTTATACTTAGTTAACCGACCAAGGTTTTTAATGCTATAATTTATATATCGACACTGCCAATCGAAAAGAAAAATGAAAGCGAGGTGAAATAATGAATAAAGCTAAAATTACCTTTTCCAATAATGAAAATTTAATATTAAACAAAGGCGATGAAATAATACCAATTACGTGTATAAATGATATAGGCGAACCATTGACATCGATGGATAAGACAATTAAAATTGAAAATCACATACATAACGGATTAATCCCTTCAATTATGAATTTTGATTGTAATAATGATTTCTTTTACTTGAATTATGACTACAATGTAGTTTATGGTTCAAAAACAATTGTAAAAATTGAATTAATTTAATTTACTCCGTGCGTTATTTATCAATTTGTAACGCACTTTTTTCACGCTCTAACATTATTTTTAGTTCTTCATTTAAATATTTTGCAAAAAATAGATTACACTTCCCACTCCAAATTAAGGATTTAATAATTTTTTTTATTTTTTCATCTATTTGATCATATGTTTCACATTCTTTCTTTAATTCGTTATATAAATCCCTGACAAGTGAATCAGCCTGATTTTTTATTTCCAAGCCTATTAAATCTAAATTTACGTTCATTCTAATTACTCCTTCTATGGCCTTAGTCTACAATAATCCAATCATTACTTATAATTTCTTTTGGAGCTATACTGTACTGAGATATTGCTCTTTGCACACCATAAAATTCGAAACAAATCAGGTTATTTGGATATGGCTTTAATTTTAACCTGTACCCATTTCCCATACATTGCTCGTTATTAGGTAATGCGATGCACTTATTTTCAGTTTGAGCCTGTTTAATTGCTTTTACTATGTCCATCTAACTCACCCTATTAACACTTGAAATCTCAATCTCTAGGTTATGATCAGGACGCCACCCGCTTAAATATTCTTTTGCCTTTTCGAAGTCTATCTTTAGGGTGTCGCGATAACTTGGAATTTTGAAATAATCCTTGTAATCTCTCCATAATTGACAGAACACCTTGTGATGGAGCTCTAAATATGCCTGACTTTCTTTACCTCCTAAAACTCTAACTGCTGTCGCACTTGCTATTTTTCTTAGTGTGTACTGCTTTCTACTGTCTACAGTAGTTGTGTTTTCTA